TTACTTTTTATTTCCACCACCAAAAGTTACGCGAGATTGTCTATTAATATTAATAGGCATCTCAGGTCGTTGTTCCTTCATTAGATCTGAATCAATCGCGTTAACTCTATCTTGAGTAATTCTTTTGAAATACTCTGCGCGAGATTTCACAATCTCTTCTGGTATCCTAGCCAACACTAGGCCAGCAACCCCGATCAACCCTGCGTATTTTCCGTCATGGATAACTGGGTATTGGTTTTTACCGAATTTATTTGTAATTTCTTCGGCTCTAACAAATTCCCAACCTTCTCTCATTTTCTTCGATACATTTGCAGTATCTTGAAAACCCATTGACTCGACTCTTATCCATCTATGACAAAAGCCTTCTGGCGCAGGTGGTGCATCCAGAGATGATGGTGGCGCCCAAGGTTTATTTCTATCAACCTTAATTTCTTCGGACGCGCGTGAAGATCTTTTATTTTCTTTATCGCTCATACTAATTTGCCTCCTTCACGTATTTAGCGTATTCTTCTAGTGGCACCCCTAATTTTTTAGCAATAGCAACTTGTGATTTGGTGAGTCTCACAGTTCTGCGTCCCTCCTGTTTTCTTCCAGCGGAAGCAACAGTTTGAACGGGCTTACGTTGTTCTTCAACAACAAACTTATGAGGGAAATATCCCTTCATTCGTTTATCTATCTCATTATAATACTCATCGCTCTCTACTTCAACACCACTGCCAACTAGTTCTTCATGGATTGAAAAAGCGGCCTGAGTCATGATTTTATCATCCCCAAACCAAGTATTTTTAGTAGCCCAAGACTTAGCTTTTTCGCTAGGTTTTGGTACAACAACGTTTTCTTTTTGCACTTTAGCTTCTTCAACTTCAAGTTTCTTTTGTTCTTCAAGTTGTTTAGCTCTTATCTGACGATCAGCCATTTGCAATTTAGCTTTTTCTTTTTGAACTGCTAATTGCGTTAACTCATCGTTAGCTTCCATGATCTTATTAGGATCATTAGCTTCAATAGCTGCCTTTAATTTGATTTTTACTTGTTCTCTTTGAGCATCTACTCTTGCATCAAATTCTTTCAAGTAATTTTCATCAGCAGTATCGAATTTCTTTTCGTAGTCACTGTATTTTTTCTGCAAACCTTTTGCAAATTCTACAGCGGCCTGTTCTCTTCTTTCGGCTTCTCTATATCTACGAGTTAATTTATCAATTCGCTTTTGAACAGATTCTGAAATTTCTGATAAGTCATCAGTTTTAGTTTCAGTAGTTTTAGCTTGTTCAACAGGTTTAGTTTCAACAGGTTTAGTTTCCTCTACCTGTTCAATTTCAACCTTTTCTTTTTTATCTTCTTTAGAATGAGTTGTATAACCAAGATCAACTTCACCAACATTTAAACTTGGTGCTTTCTTCTCGGCTTTTGACTCTTCTTTTACTTGTATTTCTTGTTCTTTGACATCGTCAAGATCAAGCTCCACTTCTGGAGTTTTTTTCTCATCTACCATTTGTTTTCTCCTTTAGTATAAGTGAAGAATATCTTGAGGACGTTTAACAACACCGATAATCTCATCGTCATTTAAAATACGGTGTTCACCATATTTTGTTTTGAAACGAGATCCAGCATATCTTCCATACATTACGAACTGGCCTTCTTTGCACCAAGCTCCTGTAGGAAATTTATCTTTATCTAAATAACAAAGATCCCCCATTTTAACTACAATTCCAATAACTGTAGTCATAGCAATCGTATCCTGAGTTTGTTCAGATAGAATAATTCCACCTTTAGTTTTAGTTTCTCCAGCATATGGTCGCACTAACATGCGATAACCAATTGGGTCTGGAAGACAATCTAAATACTCTTGGATGCCTTTTGCGTCTGTTGGGATTTTTGTGGATGTCTCGTTAGATTTTTCAGAATTAGTTGGAATTACTAATTTCTGATTCGGTACCACTATCGTCATCTATACTCTCCTCTTTATGTTGCAGGTCTTTTAGATCCTGTAGCAGCGTCTCTAATGCGCTGAGCCTGCCCTTAGCATAGTGGAGCCTATCTAACGTGTCTATACCATAGCAAATATCTTGCCTGGTTTCTTCTATACGTTTTCTCACGTAATTTCTTATAAATTGCAACGTATTTATATCCATCATGGATTTATTTTATTATTTCTTTTAATTTTTCTTTTTAATTCTTGTCTCCAGATCCAATAATCTAGCCAAGAAGAGAATTTTTTTATTAAATTAAATATCATTTTTTTAACTTCTTTTTTAGTTGTTTAATTTGTTTTTGCAACTTAAAAATGATCTGTTCTAAGTCGTTTGGACCTCTATCCATTTTCTTGATCTTTTGGTTGTGATTTATTTGCCATTGTTCTAGCAACACTTTCCGCGGATCTACCAACCACGTATCCACCTAAACCTATTTGTAATAATGTCCACACATCTCCTGGTAATTCTATTGTTATAGATGCTTTAAAGAAAAACATAACTACTGGTCCTAGTACATAGTTCCATACTAATATAAAAATTAATACATACATTAGTAATGGTCTCCAGCTAGATGCAAACCAACCAGCTTTTGCTTCAGCTTCAATAATTTTAGCTGCTGCAGTTAACTCTTGAGTATGAGATTGCAGCATTTGCGTCTGCAAATCTGCTTTTAACTTTGCTGCAAGATCTTTGTCTGCAACGGTTTTATCAACGGTGTTGAATAAGATTTTTGCAAGGGGGGCAACTGCTTGAATAATGGGCAACATTCTTTAAATTTCTCCTGTCTTCTTATACCAAGATATGGAATCATTTGCAATATCACTGATATTGCTTTTTCACCAGACACTGTCCATTTCCAAGATTTACTGTGTTTTTTATTTTTAGGTATATGTGTTGTTATAAACCCTAATTGAAAATAATCTGTGAATCTAGTTACAATATCTTCGTCACACATTCTAATTTGTACTCTAAGATATCTATTTGCTTTATCTTCTTTTCCCCAAAAACCAAACGATCCTTCTCCCTCAAAAACTCCAGCAAGAAAAATTAATTTTTGTTCTTTTGTTAAGTTACTATACGTTTTTTGAATCATATATCTCCGTTATTTTAAGGAGATATATACTATTTATTTTTGTTTTGTCTAGAAATATATCCACCTAACTTCATTCCCTGTGGATTAGGTCCTCTTTTAGGAGGTGGGCCAAATCTTACGCCTGGCATTTTGATCTTTTTGATTTTTTGTATAGAAGGTTTCTTAATTTTGCTTATTTTTGGACTTTTAATTTTTGGAATACCAATTTTCATGGTTATCTTTTAGGAACAAACATCTGTTGTTGTTTTTCTCTAGCGATTTTTAGTTTTTCATTAGCAACTTTGATTCTTTCTGCTGCTTGTTGCTCTTGATTTTCTAATTTCATCTTTTCAACATCAATTCTGTCTTCAAATTCAAAAGATTTTCTCTCCATTTCTTGTTGAGATTCTCTAGCACGTCTTTGAATGTCTAAAGCTTTAAGATCTAACTCTCTTTGTTTCAACATTACTAACGGATCTTGTTGTTCTCCACCTTCTGCTTGTACTAATTGTTGAGTTAATTCTGCAACTCGTTTAGCAACTAGTGAATTAAATTGAACTTGGTAACCATTTGGATCTTGTTGTTGTAAAATTGCGTTCTGTGGGTTCTCCATCATCGCTGCTCCAACTTCTCCATGTGCTTGATATGCAATGTGATCTGAAATATGTCCTTGAAGTAGAGCATAAACCATTGGATTTGTTTGAACCATTCTACTTTGCATGAATATTGCGTGAGCATTAATGTGAGAAACGTGATCTTGCTCTGGAAATACTTTTAATAATTCCATTCTAAGCGCTTTAGAATTCTCCGTAGCTGGATCTTCTGGCATTGGTTCTCTTTCTGGAATTAATAAATCATCAATTTGTCTAGTTCCTAATGCTTCATACACTCTTCTGTAGGCTTCTCTCAAGTTATGCATTTGAGGATTTGACATTGCAATTTTTAAATTTTCATTCGCAAGTGTAACTCTTTGTGCCATTGAATAAATACTTGGGTCTGCAACTGGAATAACATCAACTCTATCGTTAAAGTCTTCCATTTTAATTGTTCTATCTGCACCATAAACCGCATATGGATACTCTGGCGGTAAGTAATCTGCAAATACACCTGCTAAAATTCTAAATTCTTGTTTCATTGCGTAGTAACATCGCTTATGAATAGCTGACATTACACGTGATCCGCGTTCTAATAATGCAATTGTAGTTCCAACAGCTGCTTGTTGGTTACCATCTCCTACTTGCATGTCTGCAATTGATGCAAATCTTTGACCTGCTTGTACTACAAACCCTAATAATTGAAATAAAGTTTGCGAAGGTTCTTTAAATGGTAGTATTTGGAACTGATCTTTTATGTTTCCGCCTGGTGCATCTACGTCTCTGAACTCACCTGGCTGGAATGGTTGGTCATCGTCCCTGATTCTAATTCCACGGCTCTTGAATCCTGCTGGTAAATTAGCAAGAGTACCTGCATCTAGTAATTGTCTTAAGCTAGAAGTAGCAGTTCTAGATAATCCACCTATCATGTGAATTAATCCAAAGCCATAAAATCCTAAACCTGGTAAAAATTTGTAATGTACAAAGTATTCTTTTCTTGTTTTTAATGGATCATCTTGATCATAGTTTCTGTATACAGATAAAATTTGTTGTGAACCTTCATCAATAGTTACAATGTAAGGTACTTTAATATTTTTCTCTTCTGTGTTTGCTGTTGTTTCATATTCACTTAAATCTAAATCAACATGCATTTCTAAAATGTTATATTGATAAGTTGTATCTCCACTTGGTTTTACACCTTCAATCTCTGATAGTTTTTGTTGTATAGCTGTTTGTTCTGGTTGTTTAGGTATTAATTCTACATCTAAATAGAATCCAGCTTTTTGATATTTAATAACATCGTTCTCATTCATTTTAACGACATGAGTAATACGTTCTGAATCTTTTAAATCAGTTGCATAATATGGAACTACTAAATCATCCGCAGGTATAAATTTAGATACAGCTCTTTGTAGTATTTCATCATAATAAACTTTTTTAAATGCAGATCCTGATAATGGTAAATAAAATAATAGTTGATCAAAGTCTGGAGTATACTCTTCCATTTTTTCCATCAACATATAGTTCATGAAATCTTTAACTCT